TCTTTGATTGAGGATTTACAGCTATGAACTGTTGAAGTCATTAGTCAAGTCCTCCGGTTAGTTTGTACAGTTGTTCAAGTTCCTGAACGGTCATTTCTGTGTTAAGTTTCTCTTCCTGTGTCCAGGCTTTGAAAGTGTCTACTCCAATACAAGTATAAACATGCTTCTCACAAGCTGGACAGTAGGCTTCAAAAACCATAGCAGTTTCTTCGTTGACTACAGTGATTTCTACCTTGAAACGATCCATCTGTCGGGTGCATTCAGGACAGGATATTATCAAGCGATGTGCCATTTCTAACCTCCTTACCTCAATTGTGGGCGATCGTTAAACTCAGATTCTTGTGCTTGGTAAATCTCATACGTGACTGTTGCATCCAGGCAGTTATACTTTCTATAACTGTTCAAATGCTTCATAGTCCACCCGTGCCCTTCATCTTTATAATAGGGTTCACGAGTGTACTGACGAGTCATGAATTGAAGTTTGTGTGAAAGCTCCGGCCATAAGATATGATGCCGGATCAGAGTGTCTTGGATTCTATCTTTTCTAATCCTAAAACCAAGCATCTCGTGAAACAACGCATCATAGTTAAAGAAATTCTGTCCTAGCAACACTGGAACATCATAGAGCAACGTGTCAAGGCGCTTCCATAGCTCTCGATTCTCACTTGGTTTGTCTCGAAATAGCCTGAAACTTATTCCAAAATCAGCCCCATCAGCAAGCCCAATAAGAAAAGGATACCCAGGATGAGGAGCGTACTGGGTACTATTCCATGTTGGATTTTCAATATCATCAGACAAGACTGAAGCATTGCGGAAACGGTCCAAGTAGCCAAGAATCTCATCAAGTTCCATATCCTCATACTTCAATGTTCTAACTGGCAAAGGCTGGAGATGGCCTTGCTTTATCCAATATTCAAGCTCACCACTTAGTTTCTGAAGATCCACATAAGTTGTAACGTTTCGCTCTGCCCAATCTTGGACAAACCGCTCAGGACCGTAGAGCGGCATACAGTAGTGATTATACTGAAGCGAAGTAGCCTTCAAAAGACTACCTGTGTATTTAGCGAGTTGGCCTTTGCTTGTAGCGATAGCTCCTCCTCGCTCTCTTAGCTCCGGCAAAAACCAACCAGCCACGTCGCCAACAGTGACTACTAGTGGCGGCTGATACTGATTTAACACACCGTCTATGTTTATAAACGCGTGAGCATCATCAGTATTAGGTGCGCGGCTTGTGAAGTAGCAGTTATTTTGATAGATTCCGGCTTCAGCCAGCATCTTTAGAAAGACATTCCCTATAGCTCCTGATAGTAGCGAACCACGAGGAACATCAGAGGCATAGGGTTTATCAAAGATAAACCATATCTTTGAGCTTGTGCTGCCTTTTGGATGGATGAAAGGCATTAGTTAATCGCCAGGTGTTTTTGTTGAATCATAGTTAATTTAGAAATCAACTGATCAACTTCGTCTGGGGTGAGCACTATAGCAGCACATGAGTTGTCCTCAGTGTCAGAGAGTTCTAGCCTGATATTCTTAGTGCTAGGGCTGACAAAAAGTGTTAGCATGCTTGGACCAGTTTTCATACTAAAGGCTCCTTGTGTTTAGCGTTGTTTAAGTTAAGCTCCTCAACCCATTCCGGCCCGTCTGCACGTTTGCCGGTGTTAGGGATAACCCGTACCGCTCTATCATCCCAGAGTTCTTTCATCTTGTGGTCTTTCTTATTCGTAACTCGAAGTTGCCGGCCGATATGAAGAATGCACCAGCTTTGAATCGCATGGATTACAGCTTCCTTATCTGTCGCATTGGCGATGCGGGCTGTGAAGATACGAACATCGGCACCTTCTTTAAGCCATTGCTTGACCCGTGCGACCATTAAAGGAACTGGTGGGCCTATTACAGTTATACAGGTGAATTCTGTGTAATGTGCAAGAGTAGAATCAAGATCAACTCCTATCCAACCTTTGTCTGTGTTCATTTCGGCTCCTTCAAAGGCACACACTGAGCCTCTTCCCAATGAATTAGATCAACACTCATGTGCTTTCCAGCATGGCCAGGCTCTTTAACGCAGAGTCTTGGAGCTACTCTCATGAAACTTGGCCAAAATACACGAGCACATTTTTTGTACGGGTCATCGAAAATACCAGCCTTAACACTGTTGCTCATTATCTCTCTCCTTCTATCACGGCTTCCTGTAATGTTCTTGAGGTGCACATGGCATGACCAATAAGAACGAAGCCGTGATAGAAAAAGAGGAGGGAGATTTCTCTCCCTCACTCTCAGGTTCTTACTTCTTCACGAAGATCAGATTCGTAGAATGCTTCATAGTGCACCCAGGAACTGCACATTTGTACTGACGAATTTCATTCTTCGGTCCATATCCTCCCTGTGCCGGAATCTCTGCAACTTCAGCTTCCATTGTGAGATTAAGCAATGGTCCAAGATACTTCCAGTTTGTAGCATCTGTAGGATTTTCATCAGCTCCATCAAAAACACCCGGAAGTGTAAAGTTTGCTTTCTCAGTGCCTGTGAATTCGTCTTGTACTTCCTCCATTTCCAAGCCAAGAGCATGAACAAAGTCCGGCCATGTCCAAGCCATTTTGGTGTTCAAGCCAGCAAAGATCATACGATTCTCATAGTCAGGATGGTTGATGATTTTCAACTGCGCGTTGAGTGATAGGCTGCTACTCTCAGTCTCTCCAGCCTTCAATGCTGCAAACTTCGGCCTAAATCCCACAAGCTGAAATGTATACCAATTAGCTGGGACGGGAATTTTCCCACCAAGTTCTTCTTTGTTGAAGCTCATTTTGAAAGCCATTTTATTCTGCTCCATTCTTTTGTTAAGGTTGTGTGTTGCTTGGTTGAGGTTGTCTTCATAGCCTTTGAGAGTTCTATCGCCAGCTATCATGTTAGACTGTTTTAGCTGGATTCAAAGCTGCTCTTTTTGCTTTGTGCTTTTCAATCATTGCCATGATATCTGGATCTTCTACAGCATCCAACATCATAGTTGTCGAAGCGTTGATGTTATTGTTTGGTCGGCATTCAGTGAGATACTTTGGCTTTGCCGGAAGTGTTGTGTCCAGTGTGATATGATAAATCTCATTGAACTTTGAAAGCATTCCTGAAAGATACTGAGGGTCGATTGTTAACTTTCCAGTATACTTTGCAAGAACTGCTGTGCTTTCAGCTTTATCTTTCTCATCACGCTCATGAAAGACGAATATCTGATTGATTCCAAGACCTGTGTATTCATCAATCAAATACTGCATGTAGTTTTGTATGCCATTAACTACATCCCAGCCCTGTCCAACATAGACTGTGGTGCTAGCACCTACTTTGATGCCACGGAAGAGATTTGAATTGGGATTTTGGCGTCTCAACTCCTTCTCCATAGCAACTCTCATGAAAGTCACAGTATCGTGAACTACTGTAGCCGGAAGGGGGAGTTTCTTAATCTTATTGGCTTTCATGATTGAAAGATCACGTTCTACGTCAAGCATTGTCAATGCCGGAGTAGAACTGATGTAAAGCCCAGGTTTTCCTTCGAGAGATTCCTTACGATTGTCCCAATCGTAGTAACGAATTGGCTTTGGTGCTGTGGATGCAAGCCAGCTTTTTCCAGTTTTTTGCTGACCTATGATTGCGATTTTCAAGAAGTCTTCCGCCTTCACGTCTTCAGACTTTATACCTGCTGACATTCCGGCGAAAGGGTTAGGTGCTTGTGCTTCTCCTGCTATTGCCAAAGTGCCTCCTAGTCTACCGCTGGAGCTGCATCTGTACCGCTCAAAGCATCTGTCTGTATAACTGCTGTAGCTGCTTCATCTTTTGCTAGTTGAGCTTGATCTGCCGCTTCCTTCTGAACTGCTGTGGCTTCTTGAGCATCCGCTTCTTTCTGAATCAATGCGTGGCGACGGCAGAGCTGATAGACGGTCACGCTAGTTCCATCCTCTGCGGTAGTGCTGGCTGTCTCAGTGACTTGAAAATCACCACTCCTCCAGCATTGCATGTGATTTGGTAAAACCGCGGAGCAACTCATGACTTTCGCTCCAGGAATCTCAGCTAATGGTTTATACGCTCGTGTTACTGACATTCTTGTTCCTTTCTTAGGTTGTTTTTCTTCATGTTGTAGGCTTTACCTCCTCAGTATTCCAGATTGGTAGTTTGACAAACCCATTCTGAAGCGTAGCGTCTGCTCCTTCTCTTGATCCTTGTCTGCATACATCTCTATACAGACAATCTCTGAAATACCAGTTCGTACATTTTGTAGTATCTCGTTGAATGTTCAATCCAAGCACATACCGTTCCATATCTTTGAGCATGTGGACTACAGTTGTCACCATCCGGCCACGATAATCTTCAAGCTGCTCGGCAGTCTTGCGAATCGCAACACGTTTAAACCGCTCTGCCGGATTGGTCGTGGGTTTTTTCTGGATCAAGTTCATCAGAATCTTTGAACAATCACGTTTTAGAATCTCTCCTTCTGGAAGAAGTGAGGGGAGAATCTTGCTCAGTGCATAGATATATCCCGTTGGTCCTTCCTCAGTTTCATACTTCAATCCAGGCTCGCCACGGAAAACTCCCTCACTCTTATGATCCATTGGACAAATGAAATAACCATCATCCACGATCAAATCCATTCTTCCAGCAAGGTAAATCTCTAGCCCTTTTCCTACAAACAGAGGAACCTCTTTAGCTCGACCAAAAGACACTTCAGCACCAAGCACTCGAAGTCTCTCTGTTTGTGGTCCAAGGACAGCAGCGTATTGAGTGAGTATTCCAATGAATCCTTGAAGCCCACCAATTAACTTGAACTCCTTTTCCTCACAGTGAACATCCATCTCAGCTTCTTGCCATTCTTTGATAGCACGATCAATGAACCACGCGTTAGCATCGAAGGCTGGCTTCTGGAAATTCTGGTAATAAAGCTCCAGCATCTTATGAAGCAGGATGCCAAAGTCTAAGTTCCAGATTCGTTGTTGTCCATCTACAGACTTATTGCTCTTACGTTTCCAGCCTTCTACATTAGCCCTGAAGAAATGCTGTGGACAAGCACGGTAGGTTTGCATTAGATGATTGTCTACAACTACGATGAGAGTTTTTGACTTCTCATCGTAGTGTAGCCACGGAAGTGGATTACGTCGAAGATAACTGACCAATTCACCACTTGTTCGCATCAGACCTTCTTCCTGGCTTTCAGCACATTCACTACCAGCATGGCATATCCAGCAATGTCTTGCCAAGAGTCAATATACTTAGGATCACCATTCAAGATACGTGCAATCTTATGCTGGATCATCTCAAGAGCTTCTTGTTGATAAGATTCAAGCTTATCTGGATCTCTATAGCTGCACACGACATTCTTGAGTCTTTGAGAGATTGCAGCTTGAGTTATAAAATCTCCATAAACTTTGTCGCGAGATTTGAGCATCTCATCCATGCCGGATTGTGCTTTGGTAGTTTTTTCAAGCAGCCCAGCGAGACGATCTAGTGAGGCTTCCGCTTCTTGCTTGAGCAACTCATCTTCCGTTGACTTAGGTTTAGCCAACTTCTCCATCATCCTTGGATCAGCCATATTCCTTGTCATATCACTCCTTTGAGCAATTCCTCAATGCTGGTTATATCAATACCCTTAGCTCCAAGCATAGATTTGAGCAACGCATTTAATTGCTCTTCTTTCTTGTTCTTTTTGATTGTTTTAGTTTTCTTCACTGTAGTTGTGGTTGTGCTTGACACTTCTGTCGAAGCACTTGGAGCTACTACATGAACTCCTGCATATCTATGCAGTCGTGCAGTACGGCGAACTTCTTGTTCATAGATTTGAAGAGCTAGGATATTCCGATGATATTCAATCGACAAGTCCAACTCATCATCTGATAAATCAATGATCTTACGTTGTGCAAACAACCAGTCAAGACCATCAATCTTAATCTCACGAGCTTTCCTTCGATAGACTGAGGTGATTCTTTCTTGCTCATTCCGGTGGATGTACTCTTTCGTGATTGTTTGCTTTGTGACCTCCACATCGCTCATACAGTTGACACAATATGAAGTATCAACGTTAGAAGCAAAGTGGTAGCAAAAAGGCTGCCCACAACGATCACAGTGGATAATGTGCTTGGCCTCAGTTAAATTCAACTCTTGGCACATGTCACAAACACATGAAGCTAAGTGTTGTGGCTCTGGGGTTGGAATCTCTGGAATCTCATCTGTCGGAATCTCTGTTACTAACTCCGGCTCGTCTGAGATTGGAAACTCGTCAATGTCAAAACGAGTTTCCTCGTCAAGATCATCTTGTAGATTCTCCATTCCTTCGGGAGCTATAAGATCATCCTTCCAATCATCTCTCATAGGATCATTCATTCTCTCAGTCTCCATTATAACCTTTTAGGTATATCGAAATCACCTAGTGCAACTCTGTCTGCTGCATTATGCCATGCAGCATCGACATGGCATGTCTGGACACTTAATACGAATAGTCCATCTGATGTTACAATTTCAAAGCTAAGCAGCCATTCGCCAAATTGCCTGTGATAGCTAGCTCTGCATAAAGAGCCTGGAAAACGGCTCTGCACAATTCGGATAGAGTCAGTATTATCCATTCTTTCTCACACCTCCTTCTTTCTCAGCTCTTTGCATATCTGATAGAGCTATAGTAAGAGCGTCTGGGCATTTTCCTTCGATGAATAACTGAAGGAGCGCTCTTACTATAGAGCTACTGGATATTGTGTAGGGTTGGAGGATCTGGGTTAGTTGCGTGTGTTGGGCTGTTGTGATGCGGAAGCCGATTGAAATGGT